GGAGGGTCAAATATCCCTCTCATGTACTGATGTCTGTACGGAGTCTCGGGCGCCCCAGAATAGATCTGTTTTCCCCAACTCCATCTCGACTCCGATCTCGAATGACGATCCGTCACAAGCTCTGCTAACTACTGGGTTGACACAAGAGACCCTACGCATCTCTGGGGAGCCACCCCAAAGCCGTACCACCGAATCCCGTTCACACACCAGAAGCCGCTGCGGACTTGCCGACTTCAATGCCTAAGAGAAAGCAACCGAGCTACTTACTCGGGTAACGTACGTGTGCACTGACCCACGACCTGAAAGAAGTGTAAATAATATCCCAGGAGGTGCAGTGGGGTCAAAAGACACAACACGCACGAACATGGCTATTGTCATGCTAGTAGTACCATTCTGTGAGGAGGTTGTACGCACAATGTGTGCGTCATCATGAGTATTGGTGGCCATACTACTACAGTCACCATTTATGGTAATACTGACATGGTAAAACCCAACCGACTGCCATTCGATGCCAAATTCCGTGGTGGAATTGTTCGACTCAACGACCATAAGATCGCCATGGTATTCTGCGGGTATGCCAACAACTGTATATATCCGCTCACTCATGGGTTGTGGTTGTTGAGGAGTGTGAAGTTCAACAGTGTAGTCAATGAAGAACTCACCTCCGTTGAAAGCACTAACAGCAGAAGTGCATGTGATGAATTGTCCCAAATCGACAAGACGGGTTTCCGCAGTGTTAGAACTATCGACAAACCGCAGTGTGTTGTCACAGGGGAATGCGATCGAAGTCCCCTGCCACACTGGTGTGTCCACTGTACCCTGGTACGAGTACAACTCAGCCTTCCCAGACGGCAAGATGTCAGTGCTATCCTTATCGTAAGCAAGGATGACACGTCCAGCTGCAGTGGTGGGGGCCTGTGGCACGTAAGTCAGCCTGATGTTTCGGAACCTGTACTTCTCGAAGTTTCGGGCGAAGGTGCACAGCCAAGTAAAAGCGCGAGGGTTAGATGGATTAAGCACATATCCACGGATATCAGTGCCGTTAACGAGTTCGGCTTCAGCGAGATACTCTCTGTGTGAGATAGTAACGTATCCAGCTGATTGCTTATATCGTGGTATCCTACCTTTAACAATGGCTGATTTGCTAATGCCGACTTCGACCGGGACCATGTTAGCCTGAATCTTGGGTTGTAAGTTAAGCGCATTGCGAGCTTGTTTCCTCTGCCCCTTTGTAAGTTTCTGCCATCCAGCAGAAAGAAGTTTGCTTGCCCAAGGTAATCCTTGGCTAGCAAACTTAGCAACTTTCTGTTGGATACCAGGATGAGTAATGAGTGAAGCGAGTTGACCAGCTGCATTGTATGGTACAATTGCCATGTTAAGATTTCGAACCTGTAGAAATGCCGATGTACTGAGTCTTAACAGATGAGTTGTCGGTGTTTATTGTTTGGTGTTGTGTAGCACTAAGGATTGTACAAGTGAACAGCAGAACTGCAATGAATAAAACAATCAGGAATGATGGCTCGTATTCCCTGGGCCTCTGGTAAAGACACATGAATCCTTTGGGACACTCCATTAGAAATTGAAGTTGATGGTCATTGTTACTTCATCTGCGTTAATCACCATCGACCCAATAGCTGAACCATCATTCTTATCAATGGCATCAATGGCCACTTTCCTCTTCATTGCTCCCTTGTTATACCCTTCCCGACTTCTCTCCGGTGAAGAACTCTTTGATCTCACTCTGGATCTTTTAGATCGTTCAGGATCCATGTGGTTGGCTCTACCCACTGATTTCCCTGGGGTAGCAATGTCAAATCCAGCTCAAGATTGTCGTAGTGACTCTCTAGAGCTGTCTGCACATCAGGACTAATACCGAAGGCGGTGTAGAAAGAGACCCGGGATTCTTCAGAAACTACTCCTTCTGCACGGTTACTTAAACGAGCGAGATTGTAAAATCCACTCGCAAAAGCGACATCTTTCTCGACCTTCCCACCGGGATTAGCACCATGACGAGCCAACATGCGGTAGTAAGATTGCAGCACAGGCATTCCACCTGCGATCGACAGACCACACTTACCAACAGCGTCCATCCATTTCTGGGCACCAACAACAGTGTTGAAAGGACCAATGGAGAAACTGTCTTTGGCTAAGCTGATATGGGGGTTACGCACCATAACGTATTTGGTACCATCAAACACAGGACTCATTTGACAGAACTCTATATGCTCTAGCTTGTAGACGGTAGGTTCAGTAACACACTGAAAACCGAATTTCAACCAGTGCCTTGCAATGCCGGCTTCAATCGCCGCGGCACATTCACGTTCAGCTATCAACACACAGTCATCGCCGTTATTGAGTAACCTTGCTTTAATACCATTTTCTTTGCAAAAACCCCACACAATCGCGCAAGCTAACAGACAATTGCCCATAGCCGTATTCATATCACCACTCATGCGGCACCCATCAACTGAGTACTTGATGGATCCATCACTGGCCCGACCCCATCCCTTGTTAGAGATTTGCCATGCCAACAATCGCTGTAGATCAGGGTCATTGTCGAAAACAGGCAAGTAGAGAGAATGCTCCCACTCGAGCGCTGCACGACTGACATGTTGATCAAATCTCTTCATGTCAAATCCTATAGCGCACGGAGAGACAAACTCACTCCAAGCCTGCTCAACAATACTACCGAGCTGTTCAACACTGTACCCCTTCATAATTGTGGGACCTTTCCAGATCTTATCCACAGCATGATACATATGATGTTCAAGGGGACGTAGGTATTGACCAACACGAACGTTGTACCGGACATTTCTAGGTTGAATCACCCTGGGGGCTGGGTCAGGTTTCGCGCTAAAGTTAATCTTCTCCGCCTTCACAAAGGTCGTGAGAAAACTATCTTTGCGCTCAACCGCCCTATCACCGAGTGACTGCACCGCTGCCTCATATATGCGTTTCCTCCTGCCATTGTAGAAGTCGATAAATCGAGCTTCACTACATTTGGAATGTGGACCCACAATAGATAAAAGTTTCGAGCGGAATGGCTGCAGTTCTTTAAACACCCCAGGGTTGGGCGATGGTGCAGGAACTAAGTTCTTGGATGAATCTTCAACGTAATACACCCGCTCCATCAGTCCACGTCTAAGATTAGCAAGAGAGTTGTTGTGGACTCCAAATTTCAGTGGGGGCCCAATCCCACCTACTTGGAACACTCTCCTGACTTTCACCGGGGTACCCTTCGGGTACACTGACATCCTGGGATCAGATCCACGAGAGATCTTGGTGTCGATCCCAGAGTGACACGCAAGGCACCCCTATTTGACAGCGCGAATTGCCTTCCATGAAGGCAATCCAAACAGCCAATCCATTGCTTCACGCCATGCAACGGCGTTAAGCGGGTTGTCCAATAGCCCCTCATACCACCGAGGCCCCTCCATGGCTTTCTGTACCATGGAGCGACGTTCACGGCGAAGACCTATATTGTAAGCTTGCGCCGAACTAACATCGAGATCATCAGGACTAAAGACAGCAGGAACAGCCACTGCCATAATGGTACGTGTCTGGTGAGGTAAGCACTTTCTTTCTTTGCACAACTCGTAAACATGTCGAGACACCGCAATCTGGTTACTCTCAGTGAATTTGGGGCACCCCCCAAAGTGAGCTTTCGTCATATGAATGCAATCGGTGATGAATCGGTGTTTACGGTGGGACCTCTTCCTCGGTCTGCGAACTACCACTTCTACAGAGCCATCCTCATTGGTAGTTTCCACGGGGTCTTCCGGATCAACTGGTTCATCATTAACTTCAAGTAGTGTAGCAACTTCCTCATGGAGTTTATCATACTGTGTATGATTCAACCTCTGAGAATATCGGTTGCGAAGATAACGATATCCGGCATATGCGGCAAGACCACCAACAGCAAACCATCCATACTTAGCGTAGTTAGGTTCACGGTGGACACTCTCAATGATTGTGGAGCTTTCAACTGGAAGATCAAGTAGAAGGGAGGGACTAATGTGGCCGACACCATGCAGCACATCAAGCTTGATGCACTCACTAGTCGCAAGAAGACAAGCGAAACCTGTGCCTCGTGACATGCTGATCAGGCAAATCACAGTTAATGACTGACGAAATCAATAACTCGG